TCTTAAAGAGTTCCGGGTTGTCGCGGATGTAGTCTTCGCCCGTGTAATCCCGATCAAAAAGCGGATTTTCGTCGACTTTTCCTGCCTTAAACCCACCGGCTAGGCCAGTCACGGCGAGCGCCGTTGCAACGCCCGGTACGTATCGGCCAAGTTTGCCCTCGAGCTTGGGGTCAGCGTTGATAAGAAACGCGTTCTTAAACTTATAGAACGTCGGCGCTTCTCCGCCCGGAGCAAGCGATTTGATGTAATCCGCCATACGGCCGAAAGTGGTGTCTCCCGGAGCGGCCCCCGGAGTTGAAGGCGTTGCCGCCGCCACCGGCTTACCCGTTGCAGCCGCTTGCGGCGTCGCCGTTGCGGTCTGTGTGACGGGGCCTTGAGCGCCTCCCGCTCGAACCGCAGCAAATTCGTCAGGCTGGTAGCCCATGCCGAATAACTGCGCATCCGTCATAGAAGCAGGGGAGCCCGCTGCTGGCGCGGCGGGAGCAGGGGCTCGCGCTCCTGACATGTCTCCGCCCATGCCAGAGGCCACATCCGGCGGGGCCTCGGGAGCTGTTGATGGAGCGGCCTGGGGCTTGTAGGTGAGGCCCGTTTGAATGCCAGACTGAAGTCCTAGTCCAAGGGCCTCTTGCGTGCTCATGCCCGCGGCCTTGCCGACCGCGGCACTCGTCAAGCCTGCGCCGATACCTTGAGCAACTTTGCCACCTTCGGTGACACCGGGGAGCTTGCCTGCGTACTTTGCGATGCTTGAAACAGGATTGACGCCGCCGACCGTGCCACCCGCGCCGAAGTAACTCGTTGCTGCGTTGATCAGAAGACTCTTGGCGTTGATCTTCTCGCCGGACATAGCACTGATGGCGGCAGAACCCGCAACAGAGGCGGCAGCCGTAGCAGCCGCAGCCGCTGAAGTCGATAGCGCAAACGCCGTCCCGCCTAGACCAATTGACGCCCCCGCCGTGCCGGCGGCAACGGTTGCTGCTCCGGTCAGGCCTCCCACAGCACTAATAGCCGCAGGTCCGAGGACCGCGGCCAGTGCTACGGTGGCAACGATACGTACGATCGGGTTCTTGAGTAGCTTCTTAACTGCCTTCTTGACGCTCTTGAAGATCTTCTTCAAGAAAAACTCAGGCAGCCCCGTCTGCGGGTTGATCGTGCCCGAGCCGCCCATCGCCTTGAGAAGGCGCGCTTCGGCTGGGGTAATGTGAGCAAGGATCGAGTCGCCGTTGCGGCCCTGCGAGGCCAGGTACTTAGCCACATCGGCTAGTCCACCTTCGGCCATGGCCATCGGCTCGAGGCCTTCGACGACCGGCGACATCTCCATCGGCGCCTGCGCGCCCTGCGCACCGGCCGCCTTGTATTCGTTAAGCGCCATGATGGCCATGCCGAGGAACGCCGGATCGTATTCTTCCGGCAGGTCATCGTCGTCCATCATCCCTGATTCAATTAGGCGCTGGCGAAGTGCCGGATATTCGTCCGGCCGCTGCGACATGTACTCAAGGACTTCGAGTAACGCCGAAACCTCAGTCGGGCTGAGGTCAAGCTCGTCAATGCTTTCGCGGACCGCCTGACGGACGGCCTCTGCCTGTGCAGGGTCGCCCGAGGACATGCCCAATGCCGTCAGAGCAGCGTCATAGCTATCCGCGCTCGAGACGTAAATCGGCTGGTCCGGGGGCCTTGGATTTTGCATGTCCTGCCCTGCGGGCAGGCCCATGATGCCTTCATTTTCCATAGGTGTCCTTTCCAGTTTGTGCCAATGACCCTACAAGGGGTCGCGCGCCGGGAAAGGACGCGAAGATGGCTCTGATTATGGGGTAAGTTGTCAAGGGTTGTCCACTTGTCACGAGCGGTCGATTTCCAAGTATGAAAGATAGAAGTCGACATCGGCTACGCTGGCAGTGACTTTAAGGACATCACCTGCGATTAACACACAAGGTACGCCAGAGAAGATGTCCAGCGTCTGGCTGGCCGGTAAGACATATGTCTTCAGTAGCTTGTATGGCGTAGCTCCGCCAGCCGGGTATATGGCAGCGCTGATGTTAGCCACACTGGCGTTGTCGTTCGTCACGCGAAGCGACGACAGGACAGCGTTGTTCGCCGCCGGGGCCGTGTAGATCGTCGTCTCCGTCGCGGCACTCGGAGTCAGGTATTGACGAAGATATTTGTTTGCCATGTCACACCGCCGAGACGAAGTTGATGGTCAGGATAACCGACGGAATCTCCGGTCTTGTCGGGGTGCTTTCGGCAGCGTAGTGCTCGAGAAACACATTCGTACTGCTCGCCCACCAGGCGATTTCTAGGTAGTTCGTGCTAGGGTCGTTCACCGTGAAAATGCCGGTGATTGCCGGGACAATATGCGACCAGATGCTGCCGCTCTTCCTGGCGGGTATGTCAAAGCGAGTGCGACTAGACGGATAGTTTGTTCCGGTATCCTTGGCCCACACCTCAAACTCCTGAGCCGCATTGCTTCGGTTCGAGACCTGTAGCGTAAACGTGACGAGATATTGCCCGGAGCACGGAACGTAGATTTTGCTGTTATCGACGACGCGGATGCCGTTCGATAACGCCACGACGTCATACGTCAAAAGCTCTTCGGTAGTCGTGCTGGTCAGGTCTTGATCGAGATTCGAGATCAGCATCGCCTGCGGCAGACTGATGCCGTTACTGATCTGAAAGCCCCGCACGCCGCCAGCAAAACCACCGCCCGCACCGGAACCTGCTGCGAACCACGAACCCGCGCCCGCGCGATCCTCGCTGACGATCGGCGTGTAAGTGTTATTAAGCTGAAAAATAACCTGTTCTAGCGAACGAACTAACTGGTCAAACTGCTCCTGACTGTAGTTAACGGCCGCTGCGTTAGGCAGACGGACGTTGAAGATCTTACTCATCTCAACCCATCCGGCTGGATATCAACACGCATCGTGCCAAAGCGCCAGTTGGTATCAATCTCTGTCGCCCACGCGCGCGCGTGTCCACCTTGTCTGTACCCGGAGAGATGACATACGGGTCAAGCGAGCTCGGCGTCGCGGAGACCTGCGGATACAAGCGCAACAGCAACCTCACCGTGAGATCGCCCTCTTGGTTCTTGAAGTCAGGGATGAACCGCTTCATGAACAACACCTGATCGCCATCGCCGATATCGAAGTACCCCGACTTCACATACGCAAGGATCGGATCCCCGTTGCCGTTCTTGCCAAACTCTTGGTTATAGACCACGGACCGCCCAGGGGTGAGTCCATAAATCGTGCTGATCGTAGCCTCGGTACCGTCGATATCGTACTGTGTCGCCATCGGGAAGGAATAAGTGCCAAGGTCCACCCAAGCGGAACGCGCCATAGTGCCCACGGACCACACTTGCTCGAGGTAGTTGTAAGTCACAAAGCGATCAATGTAGTCGGTGTCCGCCGTGCAGTACCACCAGGTCACTTCGTTAAACTGCGTGTTGATTCCTACGTGCACTTTCTGCGCTTGCGTGAAGTTCAAGTCCTTGAACACGTAGTCCTGCACCGTGCAGGGGAGCTTTTTGACCACACCGTCAAACACGAAGAAGGCGTCCTTGCTCATCCAGTACGCCACGCCGTTCACATCCGCCGACGCATGCGGCCCGATAAGGCCACAGTTGGCCCCGAGCTGCTGGAAGCCAAAGGTATACGGCGGTCCAAGGTACTGCATGCCATGCAGTGCCGTGTCCGTCCAGATCAAGATCTGTCCGCGCGAGCGAAGCGCCGAGACGATGTAGTTTCCGTCCGTCAGGCGCTGGCCGCCAGCCGTATTGGTCGCCGTGGCGACGAATGTGTTGATGTCTTCTTGGTTTGAGAAGCGCACAAACATCGGATCCTGCGACGAAGGCGTCCCGATGGTCGATTCCGTACCAAAGCAGACCAGATGCCGGTCAGGCGTCGACACCAACGCGTATTTGCTCTTGGTCGGCGCGCCAGAAATGGCCGTTGCCCGCACGCCAATGCCCGTGCTCGGCAGCCACTCGTAGATGCCGCCGTCTACAACCTGCATGATGAGGTTTTCGCCGTAGTTATCGAACTGCCAGACGCGGGAAAACAGAGCAACCGAGGCAGAGGGCGGGCGCGGGGTGCCCCAAGTGCTCAAGCCCCACGTTCCAGTGCCCCAGCCGAAGTCCAAGTAGCTTACATCCGACCCCGTGTTGATCTGGTAGGTCGCCGTGGCCGTGCCTGCCGCCGTGGCGGTCGAGGTCGCGCTGGTCGGCGCTTCGATGGCGTACTCATTGGCGTTCAGAACCTCGATAATCTCAAACTCGTTGTTCAAACTCGCGTTCAGGATGCCGCCAGGGTTGCCTGTCGTCGCCGAAAGCGTGACAAAATCGCCTGTAATTGCCCCGTGGCCGCTGTCGTTGACCACAACACGGGTCAATCCGTTCGTCGTGTCAAAGGTCACGCCCGTATTCGTGTCCCGAATAGGCGTAATGTCCGCCCAGGTACCGCCGTAGTAGACGTAAACCTTCTTGTTCGTGCCGACGGCAACGTAGGGGGAGCCCTCGAGGTCCGTCCAGGTGAAGACTTCGCTCGGCATGCCCACCAAATAGGCCGTGGTTTCACCAAACGGGGCCCAACCGCCGACCTTTTCAGGCAGCCCATAGCGAAACCGGACGTAATCGGAGTCGATCCATCCGCCTTCTGCGCCGTATTCGGTGTTTTGCTTATCTACACCCGGCTTTAAAAAGAGTCTAAGTAGTGGCATACGCGCATCCTACTTGATTGGACCGCCGACGAGCCAGGCGTCACAGGTCCGATCGCCAGCGCACTTAAAGTGAAAGAGTTCGCAGTACCCGAGATTGGCCGCCGCGACCACATCCGGGGCGTAATTCTCGTGTTCCATCTCCTCGTCGTAGTCATGGATGCCCTTCTCGATACAGGCAATCATCTCCGGGGTCTGGATGAACGCCGCGCAGTTGCCACAGCGGGCCTTCTTGGCCTCGCGCACCGTGGTCTGCCAAAGCTCGGCCTTCTTGTCCCAGAAAGCACGCGACTCGGACTCCGGGTTCAA